AGGCGAGAGCGTAATTCGCTTTCCACTTCACGAATCCTTTTGCTGTGTTTTGCTGTGTCCATGTTGAATAATTACCTTGTTGTTTTTGGTTTGTTGATAAGACGTGACAAAGCCGTAGCTATTGCCACGAACGTTTGTTGTTTCGTTTGGAATTCGCTTTTCAGCGACGTAGGACTTCGTGTCCGTTGTGAAAAGAGCGTTTTTTTCTAACTTATGCTGCGGTAAAAAACTCTGGATAAAGCTCTTCTTTGCTCAGGCCAGTTGCTGCTACGAACGCATTCATACGGCGAAGTGGCAACCGGCCACCGCGCTTCTTGATTAGAGTGATTGCTTGAGGGCTAACGCCGATCTTTTCGGCAAGTTCCTTTTGGCTACCACCTACAGCGGCAACGGCTTTTTCCAGAGGAGTAACCGAAAACTTAACTTTGTTGATCATGGTTTTCTCCTTCAACTGAAATCAACTTAATGTTAATACATCAGGGGAAACAAATCAACATATTGATGATTGTTTATATCAACGGTTTGTTTACTATCGAGATATGGAAAAGAAAACAATGACCGCAGCTGAGCGGATAGACTTCTTGCTACGAGCGGAAGGTTTAAATCAAAAGAAACTTGCTGAGATAGTCAGTGCTTCTGACCAGACCATTACTAACTGGAAGAAGCGCGACTCAATCGGTAAGGATTCCGCATACATCATTAGTAAGAAATTCGGCTACTCTTTAGATTGGCTACTTACCGGCAAGGGTGATCCGAAGAGCATCTCAGGCTCATCTCCTATTACGCTTGATGTAGCTAAGGAGCCAGATTTCTACCGAGTAGATGTTCTGGACGTCCAAGCCAGCGCGGGGGATGGGTATCTAGTGTCTACTGAATTTGTTGAAACAGTAAGGGCCATTGAATACACGAATGAGCAGGCCAGGCTTATGTTTGGCGCTCGCCCTTCAGCTACAATTAAAGTTATTACTGTCAGGGGTGATAGCATGGAAGGAACCATCAACCCTGGCGACCAAATATTTTTAGATACAGGGGTCACACATTTCGATGGCGATGGCGTATACGTTTTTGTCTTCGGCAAAACGCTACACGTCAAGCGGCTACAGATGCAGAAGAATAAACTAGCCGTTCTGTCAGACAATCCCCGATATCATGCGTGGTACATTGAAGAGGAGGATGAGGAGCAATTCCATATCATGGCTAAAGTCCTCCTAAAACAATCAATGGAAGTAAAGCGATTCGCTTAACCCATCAACCCGGCGCCTGCCGGGTTTTTTATTGCCTGCGATAAACCTCACAAAATTAAATTCAACTCAAAATCAACTACATATCACTTATTGTGTAATTTTAATCAACTTAGTGTTGACCAATGAATCAACTTGTTGTTTAATTCAATCAACAGCACGACGCTGAGGCAGTAACGAAACGGACAACACGCTCTTTAAACAACGGTGACGGATCACCTACGTGGCTGAAAAGCCAAATTCATATACCGATGCGGATTTCCGAATGCGTTGATGACAGCGCAACCGGAAGCCCACAGGAGGATTTATGACACGCAGAACAGCATTTACCGGTTCAGCAGAAAGCCGCCGCCGTGAGCGCCGCGCACATCTGCAAAGTGAAGTTAGCAAAAGCGCGGACACATTACACCGCCCCACCCCTAGCCGCGTTGAGCTGCAGTGCAAGCGCAAGCCAATGAGTCAGGCGGACAAGCTGACTCCTAACGAGTACACGCAACAGATTGAGGCAGCTGCTGAGCGCGTAACGCTGTCGCTTGGTAAGCGCAAGAGTTTCGACACTATACGCGCGGGTGCAACGCACATTGTTAACGCCCGCCAGAAGATGCGCGGCAAATCGATTCCACTTATTTGAGGTGAGCAGCATGGAACTTTTTTACACGATTTTGGCTGGGAAATGGGATGACGGCGAAGAGAACATTAAGTTCTGCGACGACGCCGCCAGCATGGAGGATGCTCAGCGCATCATCCAAGAGAAAAAGCTCTACACCTACCCGATATGCCGGGTTGAGGTGACAGGATTCAAGGCTGCTTAATGCGGCCTTTTTTATGGGCTATCGCAAATCTAAAGACATCGTAACGGCGAGGTAGCGGTATGAAGCAAATCAAATCGATATTAAGAAGCCGCAAGCCTGAAGAAAGAGCAAAGGCTGCAGCAGGTTTATATATGCACGGCAACTGGGTTTACATCCTGCCAAATGAAGACAGGTTCCTGAAGCGGTACATCCGCATGCACAACCACGCAATGGCTGCCTAACCCGCAGCCTTTTTTGCATCTGGAGGCACCATGATAAGCGACGTTGATTACTACTGCGGTTGGTTAGTTTTTATCGTGCTGATGGTGCTGGGGTTTATAGCAGGAGGTGGATGGTGAGTGGATATACGAAGGGGCCTTGGCTGAGGGATGGCAGAACTGTTTATGCGCTTCAAGACAGCAAATCGAAATTCGTAGATAAGGAAAACCGGTTTTCTGCTGGATTTTACTCAGGGAATGGATGTCCAGAGGCTGAAGTGATAGCAAACGCAACATTAGCTGCGGCGGCACCTGAGCTGCTTGAGGCGCTTGAGCTGATACTCAGCTACCACGATGACGGCAACTGTAAGCTGCATAAAGAAGACGTCGCCATGGCTCGTGCCGCCATTGCAAAGGCGCTGGGTAACCACTAACAGGAGAAGAGGATGGAGATTTTTGTCTACGTAAAACGTTCAGAACTGGCTGAAATAGACATGGATGAGTACGGGCTGAAAAGCACAATTATTGAGGATTTAAACAATAACGAGGATGACGTATATCCTGGATTCAATGTGACCATGAAGGTGACAGAGGATATCTGATAGCAGCGCAATGGCTTGTCACGACAGGCCATGACGGTGCTACGCACCAACGCTACAGCGGTAATTACGAGCCGTTGAGCTATGGAATATTTGGGCGCGCAATGCGCCCTTCTTTTTTCCCATACCAAAGCGGCTTCATTCGAGGCCGATTCGTTATGAACCTAATTCAACCAAGGAACAACCCATGCAATTAGCAACTGCTGGGGCTGCCCGCGTGGGTGGTCCCTCTTTCGACGCATTCAAATCTATCCAGTTTCACCCGTCAAACATTCTGACCAGCGCCAGCTTTACCCCGCCGCCGCGTAAAAGCTTTCTTCAGCGTCTGGTTGAGTTTTTGAACAGGAGTATGCAGCCATGACAATGACAGTTGAATGCAGCCGGATAGAAACCGGTGCCGGATACCGACCCGGCATGATGACGGTCACCATGGATAAGGTGACGCTGCAGGACTTCGACAGCAGGGAGTTGCTGGGTCAGATGGACATTAAAGACGTCATGGAATGGCTGAACGAACAGGGCTACACGATTCACGGAGCAGCAGCATGATTTACGACGATTTCTACTTCATCGAGATGATGAAGGCCATCACAGAGCCTCTGATGCAGGAGGTGATGACAGATGAACGGGCGGCGAAGGATGCGATTGCTGACCACCGCACGGAAATGCAGCAGGCGCGAATGATGGGAGGTTCCGCATGGGAACAGCAACTTTAATCCTGGGTGAATCAGGTACAGGCAAAACAACGAGCCTGCGCAATATTGACCCCAAACAGGCAATGCTGGTTAAACCGATCGGCAAGCCTCTGCCATTCAAATCGAAAGAATGGACGCCATGGGACAAGGATAAAAAGACCGGCACCGTGGTATCGACAGATAAGCACGATGCGATCGTGAATGTCATCAAGTGGGCTCACCACCTCGGCAAGCGCATCGTCATCATTGATGACTTTCAGTACGTGATGAGCAACGAATTTATGCGCCGCTCTGAAGAGAAGTCATTCGATAAATTCACGGAAATCGGCCGGCACGCATGGGACATCATTAAAGCCGCTCAGGACGCCCCTGATGACCTCCGCGTTTACTTCCTGGCTCATACCGAAGAAACAGCCATGGGACGCGTGAAGATGAAGACAATCGGCAAAATGCTGGATGAAAAAATCACCGTTGAAGGCATGTTCACTATCGTCCTGCGCACCCTCACCCGCGACGACCAGTTCTTCTTCACCACCAAAAACAACGGCGCTGACACAGTGAAGTCGCCGATGGGTATGTTTGAAACCAACGAAATCGATAACGACCTGGCGATGGTAGACGCAACCATTTGCGATTACTGGGGCCTGTCAAACGTTCATAACCTCAAGGAAAACGCCGCATGAGCAACGTGATTTTTACTTACAACGAAGAAGCAGCATTAACCGCCGGAATGGGCGGTTTTATCAACGAGTCCGGCGCCTATGTCATTACCATTACGGAAGCTGCTCTCACAACCTCTCAGGGCGGCGCCAAAGCCATCGAGTTCTCTGGCGAGTCTGATGATGGCCGCAAGGTTCAGTACCTCAGCGTTTACGTCAGCAAGAAAGACGGCAGTGCCAACACGTTCGGCGTAAACATGGTTCACGCCATCATGGGCTGTGCCGGTGTTAAGCAACTCACCAACCAGATGAAGGCGGTCAATCAGTACGTAGCGCCGGAATTTGCAGGTAAGAAAGTAGGTCTGGTGCTGCAAAAAGTCCTGCGCAGCAAGAATGACGGTTCGGATACGTACGGTCTGGAAATTCGCCTGCCGTTCATTGCCCAGACCCGCCAGACGCTGCAGGAGAAAGCAGAAGGTAAGCCAGCGGAAACGGTAGATCGCATGGTGTCAGGGCTGAAAGACAAGGATGAGCGCAAGAAAAGCGCAACACAGCACAACGATTACGAGCAGTACGGCCAGCAAGACGATTCAGGCTTCACTCCCTTCTAAGTAACCACCACAGGAACTACACCATGCAAACACCTCAAGCCGGGGCGGCATTGTCACGCCTGAAGGATATGGAACGCCGCAGGCAGGAGGTGCTTGCTGGCGCTATCGGAGCTATTCAGGCAATGCGGCAGGGAGAGCCGCACGAACGCATTAAATCGACTGTAGACCGCACCACAGAGCGGCTACAGCGCCATCATGCAGAACTAACAGCCCAACGCCCCACCCTTCCTCGCATCATCGTCACAGAGCCTGTAGTGCGCGAGAAATGGTATGGCGATTACACCGACCGCCGCAAAGGTGCAGGCGGTGCTGACCGTCAGGAGTGATTATGCGCAAATATCAACGCAGGCTGAAAACGGAAGCGGGCCGTGTACGCGATGGATGGATGATTGAGCTTGAAGATGGGCTGGCGGTGCAGGTTACGGACGTGAAGCACCTCGGCAACAGGGTTTCATTCATGACAGGCGGCACTCCGTGGTCGCTTGAACATGACGACATCGTTTATCGGGTTATCGATATGAAATTAGTGGAAGGAGTGGGGAAATGAGTGAAGTTAAGCGCTTTGAAATGGAAAAAGAATACAGCCTGGATATCAACATCGTGCCGACAGAATATCCAGACGGAAGTTTTGTGCATTATGACGACTACGCTGCTCTTCAGAAGCAATTGTCTCAACGTGACGCGCAGATAGCAGCGCTGACTGCTGAAAGTGTGGCGCTGAAAAATTACATCATAAAGGAATGTTT